AATACCAGTCGCATCGAAATAGACATTCACATCATTGATGATATCCTTGAGGACCTCAAAGACAGCCTTGAGGGCGGATGCCTGGATGGTGCGAAAATGCATCTTTGTTTTTGAGTGCGGGAAACCTCTAAGTTCCGTGGAACTTGAGGGCAGCTGCGCGGCGCAAGTCGCTACGCGACTTGTTGTTTAACCCTGTCTCGCCTTTTGGTACGCATCCGTCACCGACATGCTAATTTTCTGCTCGAGTTCTGTGGTCCACATGGGCTCGAGTGATTCTCCGTACCGGCCCATGTCGAACAGGTTGTCGGAGGTATCCGACCCGTCTAGGTTTGTGCACAGGCTTCCGGTCGCATCCCACGAACAAAATTCAGTCGGGATCATAGACTCGAGCCACGTTTTGACCTCACCACCGACGCACATCTTTCCTTCGTTCGTGACGAGTGTGGGGACTCGGGTGATCTTCTGGGACGGGACGCCGTTGGTCGACACGTTATGGAACCGGACAATCTCCAGGAGAGCCGGCTGGGACTTGATGAACGCTATGATCCCCTGGGAGTGCTTGCACTTGTCCGAGTAGACCAGGAGGGCCATTTCTATGTGCCAACTTTTTGGTTGGGGGACTTCGGCGCGGGATATAGCCTAGCGGTCTCAATTTTTTTAGAGTTGAATAGTAATGAAGGACGCCCTCATCCTGGTCCTTGTCGCCCTGGCCTTTATGATCGTCCTGAACGAGCGAGGTACTCCCAAGGTTTCCACCTACGCCGTGTCAGACGTGGATCCGACCGCCCCCGTCCCGCCGGTGATCATCCAGGCAATCATCGAGAAGGTCCAGAGCTCCCTCCCTGACATGTCCCCCCTCGAGACCCTCTTTGTCAACGTCCAGCCTGATGGCTCGTACACCTCGCGGTTCATGTTCTACAACACCAAGCACTTTTACGGAACCCAGTACGACGTGAACGCCAAGGTGGGTCAGGACGGCTCGGTCGAGATCCTGAAGATTGGCGACTCTGCCCAGATCGACCCGAGCACCGGCTACAAGCCCGATAAGTACCAGCCCTGGGCATCCGTTCAGAGCAACCTGGATGCACAGTTCAAGGGGGCCCTCGTCGGCTACAAGAACCAGCCACCCCAGCCCAACCTGAACAACATCACCAAGGCGTACGGACAGAACATGATCCTGGCCGAGACCAACCTGATGACGCGTGCCTAGACGGGCCTTTTGCGTCGCAAGACTCTTCCTTAATTCGCGCCCTCCATTAGATGAGCCTTTCGGCCAAACAGGTTGTTGCTGCCGAGAAGAAGCGTGCCGATTCAAAAAAGGAATACTACAAGGCTCTCCTCGAGCAATTTTGTAGGAAAATTAAGGCAGCCTCGGAGCTCGACCAGAAGGAGGCTTTCCTTCAGATCCCGCCCTTCCTCGTGGGCTTTCCCAAATATGATCTGACACAGACCGTCATGTACATGGCCAGACAGCTCACGAGGCTCGGATATGTCGTGTCGGTCGCCGGTCCCCTGAGCCTCAAGGTTCAGTGGTACAGGACTGCCATTTTAGAATCAGAATTGGAAAAGGAGGAGATGGACCCGCTCGCACACCTTCCGAGCCTAGTCAACCTACAAAAGACGGCCCAGAGTCTGCGGGTCGTCAAGAAGGGGCGGTAAATTTCTTTTCGCGGTTGAGCATGCGAGTCGTCCGAATCTTCGCCGTCTTGATCCGGTCGCACTCCTCCGCCGCCTCCTCCATCTCGAGCTCGATGCGGTAAGGAGCCATAATCTGGCGCAACTCGTCAGCGCGCGTCTTGGCCGCCTTGGCCTTGGGTGGGTTCTTCTGGTAGTTGGTCCACGCCTCTTTTGCCAACTTGTAGTCGTCAAGGTGGCGCGCCGTCTCACTCTTGAGGCGCTCGAGATCACCCTCGAGCTCAGTCATCTTCGCGTTGTGCAGACGAATCTTCCTCTCGGCATTCATACGTCCGTATTGGGACAAGGCATAGCCGATGTGCTCGTCGCACGCCGCAGTGAGTCCTGCAGCCGTCCCCGGACACTCATCTCGGACCATGTCGAGCTCGGTGTGCGCCTCCAACTGAAAGTACTCTAGGACAGCGTGACGCGCCGAAGGCCACTCGGGGTAGCCTGCATAGTCCGCTGCGCTCGTTCGCCACTTGCATCCGTCTGCACAGTACACATAACCGTTGGCGTCAAGAGCGAAGTGAATGCCCCAGCCCATTGAACGAATAAAGGCTCCAACCTTTATGAGGGAGTCGCGCGGAAGACCGGTCCTGTTTTCCTCTCGAGAGATACTAAATGGACCTCTTGAACGAGTCCGAACGCCGTTTTACCAAAAAGCTATGCGACGCCATGGTTCCCGTGATGATTGAATCATTCTGGGAAATTTGGCTCGAGGCCAAGAAGGAGTCCCAGGGGAAGAGCACGACCCGTGTTTTCCAGGAGCTCCTTCGGGGCGTCAAGACGTGGAACTCCTCAATCTCCCACAAGCACACCGAGGCGATCATCAAGAACGAGCCCCTCTTCCCGAACCTCCTGGCGGCCGTCTTCGTCATCCACGTCAAGATTCTGAGTGCGATCCGGACCGACAAAAAGTCCAAGAAGATTTGCATCAAGTTGCCGGCGAATGACCTCTTTGTTCAGGAGTGCTACATGCGATGCGCCAAGGACCTCTACGACGCCCCGAGCATCATCGTGGACAACAAGACGGAGGAGGAGCGCAACACGGAGCTCAAGCGCCGTTTTTGCATTCAAATTGCGGAAGTCATCGAGTCTCTCATTCCTACGGCCGAGATTCTCAACACCTACCTGCCCCTTCCGGCCACCGGTGAGGACCTGAACATGGACCATGACGATGAGGACCCAGAGGGTGACGAGGACGTACCGGACATGGAGGAGGACGAAAACGAGTTCCCAGGTCCCGCTGACGGCCTCCCGCAGAACACGGGCAACATGGAGTTTGGCAAGACGCCTGGTGGGGTCGACACGGCCGTGACCGTCAACAACTCACTGACTCCTCCGAGCGTTCCCGGAGGGACGCCGGCCCCAGCCCCAGTAGAAGAGGAGGAGTCCCTTTTTGCGGACGCGCCCACCAAGATTCAAAAGCTCGGCGTCTAGACGCTCTAAAAACAATATTCACATCTACCAGAGATGGATCAGTACTTTCGTGAACCTTTCAGCGCTGCAGTCATCTCAGCGGCCGTCGTGGCAGCGTACGTCTTCGTCAAAGGAAAGATGAATAATGAAGGAAAAACAAAGAATTCAGATTACTTCAAACCTGCATTCCTCGTGGCTCTCCTCGTGTACTTTATCGTGAGTCAGGGCCAGGGCGACTCGGGACCGGTGATGAAGGAGCCCTTCTAGCGAACTTAAGGACTACGCTTTTAAAAATAGAATAGATGACGACCACGCAAGCCTTTTCAGAGATGCAGTTGCAGTTCGCCACGGACCTGACCCAGACGTTCCCGGACGTCTCGATGCCCCCGGTGGTCGACTGCCCTACATTTCTCAAACAGCTCGGCCCTTGGGCCACCCAAATGAACTCCAAGGATCCCGGCTTCTTCTGTGAACAGAACGAGTTTGCCAAGTCGTGGGGACTCTGTGAGATTTGGGACCGCTCGGACTGCTCAGACACGACTAAGCAGGCCATCTGGCAGTACCTCCAGTCTCTGTACATGATCGGTACGACGATGAGCATGTTCCCCCCCGAGACCCTCAGCATGATTGAATCGGTCGCTGAAAATTGCGCGAAGAATATGAAAACTAACCAGAGCGGACAGCTCGATGAGGCGAGCCTGATGGCCGGCATGAACAGTATGATGGCCCAGCTCATGAACGGGAGCGGAGGTCTCGCGGGTCTCCTCGGTGGGGTGGGGGCAGGTCCGGTGATCAAGTCCCAGGGTCAGAGGGCCCAGCCCCGTCCGGGAAGCCGCCGGAAGAAGTAGAGGGGCTCCATTTTTTTTAAACTCCTTTAGTAATAGATGGACCCTCGTGACGTTTTCAAGTCGGATGAGCTCCTGGAATTTTGGCCGACCGCGACCCAGTCGGCACGTGAGCGCGTTTCGGCGACGACCCGGTTCGTCCTGTACGCCATGTGCATCGTGTTCCTATTGAATAAGGACCCGCGCGTCTTTGCTCTTGGCGCCCTCGTTTTGGCGATTCTCTATTATCTCTGGAATTCGAACATGATTTCGGACGGAAAGATGCGTGCGGCGAATGGAGACGCCCGGGCTTCTTCTCTTCTTCGTCCTGACGTGACCCTACCGACCTTCGACAACCCTATGGCGAACGTTCTCCTCAGCGACTATGTGGACAACCCAGACCGCCCCTCAGCCGCGTGGTACCCCAGCATGCGCACACAGGTCCAGCAGCAGATGAGCGCCATCCACCCGTTCGAACGTCAGCGCGATGCTGAGCGCAATTTCTACACCGTCGCCGCCAGCACCATCCCCAACGACCAGACTGGATTCGCACAGGCTGCCTATGGCAAGCCGTTCGCACCCAAGTGCCACGACCAGGGAGGAGCCGCATGCGACCCCGACCGCTTCTACTCCAAGTTCCCCGAGCGTGTCCAGATGGAGGCTGGCAATGGCCGTTAAAAAATCTAGACACAATGTAAAGAGAATGCTTCTCGACACGACCCCCCTGACTCTCGAGAAGAAGGTCTGGTACGGCCCGGCTCAGGTGGTGCTCGCAGACAAGACGGAGGTTGAGAGCGACCTGCGCTCGGAGCCCACGACTGCGCGGCGCAATGGCTGGTCCGAGCAGGCTTACGACTTTCCCAACACGTACGTGACGCTCCCGCTCCGCTGGATGACGTGGGATCCGGCCAGCACCTTTGTGGAGGATCAGAACAACCGCTTCGCCCAGCGCTACTTTTCTAAGAATGGAAATACGTTCGGGCGGTAAGTTACCAGTTCCGAAGGAACTGTTCCCAGGGACTAGCGCATCACGAGTCCTCCGGACTCGGTCTCTGTAAAAAAAATACCAAACAAAAGTAATAGATGGACCCACTCGTATTGGCATCCATTGTAGGTCTTGTGTTTGCCGGGAAGACCCTGGCAGAGCGGGGAGACAAGGAGTCGCCCTCTCGCCAGCCCCTGCCAACCACGAAACCCAGGCGCCCGTTGACCCGTCGCGATGTTGATTTGATGGCTCACCCGGCCAATCACTCAGCAGACTATTTTGATCTTCAGAACACCACCCCCGAGTTGGGACGTCGTGTCGGCGACTGGCGTCTCCAGCGCAAGGATGCGGTCCCGAACATTCAGGACATCACTCCGACCAATTCCCGTTTCCCGTACGGTCAGCCCGTCTATGACTTGTATAACCGCGAGTACATCACGAACAAGATGAACAACGTCTCACCGCTCGAGGCGCCCATGAACGTCGGCCCTGGTCTGGGTGTCGGCCCGGACGTTCGTGCTGCGGGAGGTTTCCAGGACTACTTCCGTGCTCTGCCCGTCAACATCAACGAAGAGAAGCTCACGACGCTCGAGGGGCGCGAGGGGCCGTCCTCGTACTTTGTCAAGAACGGTGGCGCTGGCGGCATCGGAGAAATCACGCACCAGGCGGTGGCTTCCAAGGCTGCATATCGTCCCCCAGGTGCATATGGAGGCGGTGGTGCCCAGAGCGCCATGGTCGGCCCAGAGGGTCGCCCCGACTTTCTCAAGACGAAGAAGATGACTATTCGTGGTGAGACCGGTCTGCGAACGGACACCCTCTCAGACGGTCCGCCCCAGTACAACGTGGCCCAGCCGTACGCCGAGGCCAAGGGGGCCTACACCGACACGACTCTCACTCGCTCCTCTGGATATCGTGAGAAGCATGACCGCCCGGCAAACGGAGCCCGTATGAACGTCCGCCAGGACCCAGTCAACATGGTCGGTGGCGGCACCCAGTACCGTGCCGAGGCCAAGCCGGTTCAGCCCGGTCCCATGGCCATCACCGGATCTAACCAGGGTCGTGGGACCCTGCCTCCCGAGTTTGATGACCCGCTCAACGAATTCAAGTCGAATCCGAACCCCCGGGCTCAGCCTGGTTTTCTGGACATTGCTATTCAGCAACTCGAAAACAATCCGTTGGCCTATTCCCTTGCGACTCCCAAGAAGCCCGACTCGGCCATGGGGACGACTCCGTTCAGCACGGTTTCGGTGGCTTAGTGGCTCAAAAAAAAACTAAGTACTCTAGTAAATGAGCGGAGGCGTTGTTCAGCTCGTTGCAGTCGGCCCCCAGGACGCTTGGCTTACCGGTAAG